CCACCATAGGTTTGGTGGCTGCAATGCCAAGTCTACGTAATTGGTTCCGCAATACGTGGGCGTTGCCAGGCATGCCGGCGGTCATGGAGGTGACCGAGGCTACGGAATGAAGAGGCCCGGTTCGGGTACCGGCGGTGTGCGCTTATCCTAAGGTGTTAGAGGAGGTGGCTGCGCATCACGGTAAAATCCGATTACCACCGGATTGGGGGCATAATAGTGCACGTCGATTTATTCGTATAGTACCACCAATTCCTGGGTTATGGAATAACTTCATCCATGACTCTTGCGCTTGCAATGAACTGGTAGGCGTTACAAATCGTGTGCTCGGTAAAGTTCCATTACCAACGGAACAAGGAATAAAGGAGATTCGCCATGAGATGAAATTAACGGCGAGGAAGTGTCATCCCATGGAGCCTTGGACTTACAAACAGGTTCTTGATACGTTCCATGGGCATAAGAGGAGAATTTATGAGCAAGCATACGCTGAGTTGCAGGTATCACCATTAGACCATCGTGATGCATACATAAAAGCGTTTGTTAAGGCTGAGAAGATGAATCCAGCGGCGAAAATAAATCCAGATCCGCGTATGATTCAAGCTCGTAGCCCTCGTTATAATTTAACCATCGCTAAGTATCTTAGACCGATAGAACATTACATCTACAATTTAAAAGGTAAATCCGGTCTTCGAGAGGTAGCCAAAGGGTTAAATCAGCTAGAGCGTGCTGAATTGATTAAGAACAAGTTTGCTCAATTCAGAAACCCAGTCTGTTTCTCCATAGATGCTTCTAGATGGGACAAGCACGTGTCATACGACGTGCTGCAGATCGAACACGATTTTTACAAGCGTGTGGTCCCAAATCATCCCGAATTCCAGAGATTGCTTGCTTGGCAGTTAGATAATCATATTGTCACTAGCAACGGTCTAAAATATCGAGCACATGGTGGTCGTATGTCCGGCGATATGAACACCGGACTAGGGAATTGTTATTTGGCAGTGCTAATGGTTCGCGCGGCGATGCGACGCCTAGGCATTAAGAAATACGAGATAGTCGACGATGGTGACGATTGTTTGGTTATCGTGGAAGAAGAAGATTTCAGTAAAATATCTGCTGAACTTCCGCGTGTTTTCCTCGAGTATGGCCAAGAGCTGAAAGTGGAGAATATTGCGCGCGATTATCGCCAAGTGTTGTTCTGTCAGAGCCGCATAGTTTCCAATGGTATCGGAGACGTGATGGTTCGTGATTGGAGGAAGGTCATGTCCGGTGCCTGTTGCGGCACCAAAAGATGGAACGATCCTAACATGGTTAGGCCGATGCTTGGTCTTGTTGGTACTTGTGAACTCGCACTTTGTGCTGGGGTTCCAATACTGCAGGAGTTTGCTAAGGCATTAATATTCAATAGCCATGGAAAGATCGCTAATTTCGAGCATCTTGCTGGGACGGGGTTGGATTACCGTCTCAAGTCAGAATTTGGCACTGTCGATCAGGCTAAATTCCTGTCAAAAGCAAGGGATGTGACCGATGATAGCCGACTCGATTTTGAGGAGGCTTTTGGTACACCAGTTTGGGAACAGATAGAGATCGAAGAACGTCTCAAACGTTGGACCATTACAGATACAACATGCGCAGACTACGCCAGCGAATATGATCATAGCTGGGTAGACGCAACGCACGCGGATAACCAAATACCGGAGATATACTAGGGTTAAGTGATTTGGCGGTCTTATGACACATGGGCATGGGGATGCTTGAGGATCCGTTCCTACCGGGACGGCTTAGGCTGGAATTAACCGGCTTACTTCATGTGTTGACGACCCGACCACTCATAATAACCCTATTATTTCCACCGCACATAGGTAGTCG